TCTGGCTGATGAGTCAGTTCTACGATGACAAACGGGTCATGATGATTACCGGCAGACAGGGCCAGCGGCAGTTGGTTGTGGACAAGGAAAAGCTCTTCGGCAAGAAGACGAAGGGCGCGGTGACCCCGCCGCCGTATGCGGTGCAGATCGAGGTCAGTTCCCGTGATCCCCAGCGGATCGCCAACCAGAACCAGATGTTCATGGAAGCCTACACGATGTCGGCACAGGCACAGCAGTTCTTCCCGCTGTCCTCGCTGTTTGAGATCCTCAACCTTGACGGCAAGGACCGGATCATGCCGGTCATCCGGGCGAACGAGAATTATCAGCAGAAGATGCAGCAGCTTCAGCAACAGGTCCAGCAGATGGGCCAGCAGATGGAGCAGCTCCAGGGCGAGAACCAGAATCTGAAGAAGACGGCGGCACAGCTTTCCAACACGCTGTCCACGGTGGCGGCGCGGAAAGGCGGCGGTCAGCCGCAACAGGCTCCGGCGATGAAGGCCGGGACGGCCGGTGGCGGTCCGGACAATCCGAACGCGATTGTCGATAATGCGAGGAACATGATGGGTGTTCCAACGGGGGCAACGCTCCCCACATAATATGACGAAGACCCCGTGATTTGCGGGGTTTTTGAATATTGACACACAAGCCGTGATTTGCGGATGTGCGAAAGGAGATTCCTATGGATAACGAGACTATGGTCAACCAGAGCCTTGACGAAGGTATCGACATGGATGAGATCCCTGTCATCGATGACCTTGTCGAGGAGCCGGAAGAAGAACCTTCCGAATCCATCGAGTCGCTGATGGGCGGCGAAGAGGAGAAACAGCCTGACGAACAGACCGAAGAACCGGAAGAACCGAAGGCCAAGGGGGAGCCGGGGTATGTGAAGGGCAGAATCGAGAAAGCCGTACAGAAGGCGATTGCGGAAACAGAAGCCAGAATGACCGCCATGTTTGAGCAGCAGATGGCTCCGTTCCGTGAGCGCATGATCGAGGACGAAGCACAGGAGCTGGTCCGGAGCCGGAAGATTTCCGACATCGAGACGGCCCGTGAGTATGTCCGCATGAAGAACGGCCAGCCTTTGGCTGCTCCGGCGGTATCCGAACCGGAACCGAAACAGAGCCAGCCGCGACAGGCGAACGGTCAGTTCACACGGCAGGAAGATCCGGCAACGAAGGCCAGGGTCTCAATGCTCAATCATCAGGCAGAGCGCATCAAGGAGGAAACAGGCCTTGATGTGACCGCCGAGTTCATGAGCAATCCGGAGATCAAGCAGAAAGTAGTTTCTGGAGAGATGGACTTCTACGATGTGGCGAAGCTGATGCAGAAGCAGCCGAAGAAGAAGGCTCCACCCTCTCCGACACGTACCTCCAACGGCGTGAACGGACAGGTCAAGAGTCCGATCATGGATATGAGCAGCAAGCAGTTCAACGAGCTTGTGAAGCGAGTCCAGGGAGGTACGCGATTCCGAGAATAAAAGGAGCGTGTACAAATGGGCGTTTTTGACAACATGATGTATTCCTATGATTCCGGCATCAAGCAGACTCTGCCGGAACAGTATATCCAGCGCAAGGCGATGGAAATGATCCATCCCAACCTCGGCTATCTGCGTGATGCGGAGCTGGTCGATCAGCCGGAAGGCAGCGGCAAGCACGTTCGTATGTGGCGTTATACCAAACTCCCGGCACAGACCAAACCCCTGTATGAAGGCGTGACCCCTCCCGGCGAGAAGATCGAGCAGACGGCGTTCGATGTCATGACCAAGCCGTATGGCGACTTCGTTCCGTTTACTGACGAGCTGGACCTGTTCCATGTGACGAAGAAAACGGATGATATCGCCAATCTGCTTATCGACCAGGCTGAACTGTCCATCGACACCGTGGGCCGCGACCAGATCTGTGCCGGTCTGAACGTGATGTATCCCGGCTCCGTGACCAGCCGCGCTTCGCTGACGAAAGCCAACGTGATTACCTATGCGCTGCTGAAGAAAGCGGTCCGCAACCTAAAGAAGGGCGGCGCGGTTCCGTTCCCGGACGGCTTCTTCCATGCGAAGATCAGCCATGATACCTATCATGATCTGACCAACATCCAGGGTTGGGTGGACATCGCGACCTACCAAGACAAGGCCCGGTGGGAAAAGGACGAACTCGGCTGCATCGCGAAGATCAAGTTCTTCGAGGTGGACAACGCCAAGATTTTCGTCAATGAAGATTACCTGTACGGCACGACCTCCAGCCTGACGGCTGCTGCGAACTTCGATGCCGCGAACCGGAAGATGGTTATCGCGGAGACCATGACCGAGGATGTCGCCCGTGAGCTGACCGGCAAGATGGTGTACGTGCAGTACACGAAGTCCAGCACGGACTACGTGACTCCCATGTGCATCGAGCGGGTGTATCCGTCCGCGACCGCGAACAAGACCGAGATCGTGTTCCGCTGGGTCCCCGGCACTTCCGTGACCAATGAATGGACCACGGCACAGGGTCTGGTCATCGTGCCGAGCGGCGGTGCTTCCAATGGTGACGAGGTCCATGCGACCATCATCTACGGCCAGAGGGCCTTCGGCATGGTCAACCTGGGCAAGAAAGCCAAGAAGCCGCCCATCCGGATCATCTGGCGTAGGCCGGACGATAACGGCGCGGAAGATCCCCTCGCGCAGCGCGGGACCATCGCGTGGAAGGTCAAGCACTTCGCCTGTGCTGTTCTCCAGGATGACTTCATCGTCCGTCTGGAGCATGGCGTTTCCGAATAATCTATCCAACACCGGGGATGCTCTCATAGCGGGGGCATCCCCCTTTTTTGAGAGGAGGATTCCTTATGTCTGACCCTACGCCGACCAGAACCGAAACGGTTGAAGACAACATCGAAGCCGTTGAGGAACAGTACGGCCCTGAAGCTTTCCGGCAGATTACTCTGCAACTGCTGAAGGATATCGATGTTTCCCTTGCCATGCTCGTTGATGCTGGCGCTACTCCGTCTGCGTAATCTGAAAGGAGAAAGGATTTATGGCTAAAAAAGATCTGCTTGCAAATGCTGAACTGACCACGGCGGTCAAAAAGGACGAGAAGAAGTACGAAGGCCCTACGGCCCGTGTGTTCCTTCAGCCGCTGGAGAACTCCGGCGAAGAAGGCGTGAAAGTCGATCAGTATGAACACGTAACCCTCGCGAACGAGTCCGGCATTCAGCGGTACTCCGTTCATCGCGGCGAGTATGTGGATGTGCCGGTCCCGGTTTTCATCGCCCTGAAGGAGAAATATCCGAACCTGTGAGGTGACAACATATGACATTGGGAGAGATCAAAGACCAGGTCATGTTCCAGACGAACAATGACTCGGAGGATGTGGGAGATTACCTTCCGCATCTGATTGATTACATCAACGAAGGTTATGACGAGCTTCTGAACGCCTGGTGCAAAGCGCACATCGGAACGGGCGAATATGACCGGCTGGAGATCGATCCTGATGAGCCGCAGCTTCCGGAATGGACACACAGGGCATTGGCTGACTACGCCACATGGCTGGTGTACCGGAACGGGAATCCGCAGAAGCAGAATCGCGGAGCGGCGTTCTATTCGGCATTCAGAGAGGTGCTGAACAGGATCAACAGCGAAGGCGGCGCGGCCGGGATAAACGAAGACGGGACACGGAAGATCTTCAGCCAATTCCGGAATATCCCCGTGTGAGGTGATATGAATGGCATACTTTTCCCTTCACGCCTATGATGCCGATGTGTGGATTCGGCAGTTCCTCGGCCTCCGGCAGATTGACGAGACCCTGAACGCCGATCCGCAGTTCGCGACAGAGGTGCTGAACGTTGAGACTCCGAACGGAGTGTTGCAACCTCACGCGGGGCCTACCGCCCTTTCCGGCACGTTTACGAACAAGGTCGAGACAATGGCGCGGTTCTACCGCCGCTGGTATGACGGAGCAGGAAGCAAAAGCTGGATGATCTGCGCTTCCGGCGGGAAGCTCTATTACCGGCAGGACGGCGGTTCCTCATGGATGGAGATCGTGCGGTCCTCACAGGCTGACCCGTTCGCCAGCAACGTATGGAGCTGGTGTACCTATGAAATGGAATCCCAGGGCGTGGATCATCCGGTCGATGTGATGATCATGAGCAATGCTGAAGACGGCATGATCGTGGTCTCGCCGCCGGACCGGCCTTCCACATGGAATGATGCGCTGGAATTCACATGGGGCGATCTCCCGGACAATACATGGGGAGACGAGATTTCCCCGGCGTGGCAGATCAATACTGTCGATACCAATGGTAAGAAATTCGGCGTGATCGAGCGGTACGCCGAGCGCATCTGGGGCGGGGCAATCCCCGGCGACCCGGATATGCTGATGTATTCCGCGCCGTATGACCCTACGGATTGGGAAGCGAACACGGAGATCCCGGAGGACGGAGCCGGTTCCATCCAGCAGCCGTCATGGGACGGCGACAGTTTCACGGCGTTGAGGGC